TTCCAAAGCTCGGGCGTCATCGCGACACCTGCCAGGCGCAGGCCGACCTCGGCCGCTGGGTAATCAAGGCCGGTGCGCTGCAGGCTGCCGTCGATATGGGCGACGGTGCGGAACTGCGAACAGATCTCGAGGAAGGCGTGAACCGCCGCCTCGTTCTCTGGCCAGACCCCGTCCTCGTCATCGTCCTCGTCCCATCCTGCTGGTAGCGCAATGCCCCAAAGGGCGGCATCTGACCGCGCCCCGCTCATCCTGTCCCGCTTCTGGCCGAGCTCGCCTGTCGCCCAGGCGCGCCCGGCCCATTTCAGTTTTTTGCGCGCGCGCCCGTCATTGCGGTCTGGTAGGTCCGCAGCAGGGGCACTCGGCAGAAAGTCAGCCCGAGGATGCGATCGAAGAGCGCGTCGTCGTCCGGCATGAGCTGGCCGTCGTCATCCACCACGGCCGGGAAGCCGACGATCGCGGCGCGCAGAAAGGCGTTCTGGCCCTGCTCGCTCATCAGGTCGTCGTGCATCCGCAGCGTCTCGGCATCGAGGACCCGGAAGCGGGTCTTCAGGGTGACCTCTTCGAAGCCCCCCTTGCCGTCCGTCTCGTCGATCGGCCACTGGACCGGGATTGAACATGGGGGGATGCTCCAAAGGTCAGGTGAGGCCGGGCGCTGTGACGCCCGGTGCTTAGGTCAGCGTCAGCGTCCACTGGTCGTTGCCGGCCACCGGAAGCGGGGCCAGGCGCAGCGGCCATTCCTTGATGTCCTGCGCGCTTTCCAGGCCTTGCAGGCGCTGCACCTGGGCAGCGGGCATGTTCAGGGTGCTGATCTTCCCCGCGCCCGTACCGTGGGTCAGGACGACCGGCACCGAGGTCTGGTTCTGCGCCAGGGTGAACGGGTTGAATGCGGTCAAGGGCTGGGCCTCGACCACGGTCTCGACCTCTTCCTCGCGCTGGGTGATCAGGATCTGCTCGGCCCCGATCAGAAAGCGCGGCTCGACCGCATTCTTCAGGTCCAGCGTGAAGGACCGCATGACGAAGGCGACCGCGTTGATGGTGAAGACCGGGGTGTTCGTCGACGTCCCGACCTGCGGCTTCTGAAAGGCTGTCAGGGTGACGGGCGAAGGACGAACGGTCTCGGCCGGAGCGGCGAAGAGGCCGGTGAAGCTGTACTCGATGTACGGGATGCCTTGGGCGCTGACCATGATCTTGGCCGTACCGCGGGTGCCCCGGATCACGTAGCGGGTGGTGTCGATCCAGAGATGGATGGTCGCCGACTCGTGGTTGGCCGAGATCGGGTTGTAAACCACACTTGTCGCGGCGTTGATCACTTGGGCGACACCGCAGGCGCGCAGAAGGACGCCCCAGCCCGGCGCGGTACCCGCGGTGCCCGAGGGTGCCAGCTCGACCCGGAAGGTGAGCTTGGCGTGCAGCTCGTTCGGAATGGTGCCCTGGCCTCCGAGGTAGGGCAGTTCCAGGTCCCGGCTGACGTCCGAGCCTTCCATCGGCTGGATCTTCACCTCGGTCGCCAGGATCGCGTTCAGGGCACCGGGTCTCGATCTTGGCCAGCAGGATCTTCGATTTCCAGTACAGCGGAGCGGGCATCTCAGGCCTCCGTCAATGGGGTGGGCACGGGCGCTTGAACACCCTCTTCAACGGGTGCGGCGGCGCGCGCCTCCGGGCGGTTGTCCGTCACTTCCTCAAGCTGCAGGGAGCCATCGGGCAGGCGGAGGTAGCTGCCGCCTGCCTGGGGCAGCGGCAGGACTTCCGACGGGACGGAGTCCTGGGTCGCGGGTGCGGGCTTCTTCATGATGGGTCGATCCTCAGCTGGTCGCCGATGGCGAAGTCGATCTGGAAGGAAAGGGTGCCGGCGTCGATCGCGACGAGGGTGCCGCGCGCGAGGCGGAAGGTGCCCAGGACGCCTTTTGGCGACCAGCCGGCCACGGCCTCGATCACGGCGCGCTTGATCTCTTCGCTGCGCTCGAAGGCCCGACGGCCGACGGCGTCGTTATTGCGGAAGGTCAGAATGACGCCGAAGACTTCGTCGTAGGCCTGGCGGAACAGCCCTGCCGCCGCGTCGGGGGTCCCGCCTTGCAGCCCGACTGAGATCACGTTGGCGGCGGGCGTCGTCTGCGGCAGACGGCCCTGCGCCTTCAGCTCGGCCCAGTTCAGGGCACCCTCGACCCGGCCCGAGAAATCCGGAACCCGCTCCTTCAGCCGCTCGATCAGATCCTCGATCAGCATCAGATGAAGCCCTTGAGGTTGTCTTCGGTGAAGGGGCGCTCGCGGTCGGTGATCTGGGCGCCGGTCGACCCGGTCGATGATGCCTCGACACCGGCGGCGCTGAGCGTGATCGTGCCCTGGGCAATCGCCGTCAGGGTGCGGATCGCATCCTTGTAATCGGCCTCGATCTTCGGCGGGGCCTCATAGATGTGCAGGTTGTAGATCGTGATTGCCCCGGCCACGCCAACCAGCATCGGCTGGGCCGCGCTGAGCGGCAGGCCGTAGCGGCGCGCCAGGTAGCCGTCGATCAGGGCGTCGGTCTCGGCCAGCGCCCGGGCCACCACGTCGGTGTCGATCACCCCAAGCGCGTCCGTCCCGCGATCGGTGAGCGAGATCAGCATCTGCTCTCCGAAGCGGTCGGTCAGCTGGGCAAGGGTCACGTAGGGCATTGGGTCCTCGGGTTTGGGTGCCGGTCTCTCCCGGCCGTCACGCCCGTGTTCCGACGTTCACCCCCGGTCCGCGCCGGGTTCGCCTACTCGGTTCGTCCGCCGGGGCCTCTGGGTGCTAGGCTTTCCGGTCGGCTTCGCGATTGAACCTTTCGCTCGGGATAGGTCAGTCCTGGGGAACCAGGGCGACGACCAGCTCGGGATCGCCCTCCAGCTTCGCCAGGTCGTCCTCGGTCAGCTCCGCCACCGGGATGTCCACCGGCTCGGGGCCGAACTTGCGGCCCGCGCGCCAGCGGCCCTTGGCCGGGCCGGTCACGCGCAGGACATGACCACGTCGGGGGCGGGCGCTTGAGGGGCGGCGGTGGCCGAGGGGGCTTCTTGCGCCGCCCCCGTCGCATCCCCGTCCCCCAACGTGGATTCGGTGGTGTTCGCGTCGTCTGCAGCCTGGGTCGCTTCGGCTTCCGGTTTCGGCGTGGCTTCCGTGGCAGGGGCAGCAGTGCCAGCCTGGACGGCAATCTGGGGCGAAGCGGCAATGGCAGCTGCGGCGGCGACGGCTTTTCTGCGGGACATGGGTCTCTCCGGTTCAGGGGCGGGGTGCGCTCGAGGAAGGGGCCGGACCGTTCACGGGGCCGGCCCCTCTGCTGGATCACACCGTCAGGTCAGGCTCAGGCGAGCCACGGGACGACAAGAAGCTCGGCGGTGCCTTTCCACTCGTTGGTCTCGCCGCCGGTCGCATATTCCGAGTTCAGGATCTTCCGCGCAGCGCTTTCCAGGCTGGGCGGGACGACCATGAGGTTCGGCATGATGCCCAGCGGGCGGCCGTAGTCGCCCTTCATGCCCATCAGCGTCGAGCGGGCAGTGGCATAGGCGGCGGCGTTCAGCGTCTGCTGCGAGCCATAGGCCATCTGCCAGAAGCCGAAGCCGGTGTTCGCCCGTGCGTCCGAGCCATACATGAACTCCTTGTTCATGAAGACGTTCTGGTCGGTCAGGTTGTCGAGCGCGGTGAAGATGAAGTCCTTGCGCTTCTGCAGGATGATCGGCTTGATCGCCCGGCTGACGTCCAGCAGGAACCAGGGGGTGCCCGCGCCACCACCCGTGTTGGAGACGGCGACGGTGTCGCCCTTCTCATCCAGGACCGGGTGGTCGGTGTCGAAGAAGAACTGGCCGTCATAGCAGTTGGTCGTGAAGCCCGCCTTCAACTGGGCATAGACCATCAGGTCCCATTGTGCCCCGGTCGCCATGCCCATCTCGGTGAAGAGGGGCGTGTAGATGCCAAGGTTGTCGGTCTCGATGTCGTCCTTGTCGACCGAAAGCGTCAGTTCCAGCGCCTTTTCCTTGATGGCGTAGTCGTGCTGCTGGAGGTTCTGCACGGCACGGGGACCGACCCATTCCCGGACGTTCGGGATTTTGCCGAGCCAGCCGTACTTCTGCTCCTTCTGCGAGGAAGGCACGACGGTCGCCACCCGGGCGTAGGCGGTCGATGCCTGCGACAGACCGTTCTGGAAGGACGTCTTGAAGCCGACGCGAAGGCTGTCGAGGTTTGCGGCGTTAACGAGCATGTCTGGGGTTCCTTACGACAGGATGGCGCGGGTGAGAGCTTCGTCGAACCGCACCCAGACGCCCTGGGCGTCCACGCTGTCGACGATGCCTGCGGGCGAGCGGGTGGCGGTGCCGTTCGTCTTCGCGACCGTCTGGTCGTCGACGATGTAGCAGACCGTGCCGACATCGACCTTGGCGATCAGGTCGCCAGCGGCCGAGTTGGCGAAGCGGTGGACACCGGGGCGGTACCGGATCGGGGTGACCCCGGCGGTGGTCGATGCCAGGCGCTCCTGGGCCACGCCGACGCCGAAGCTGCCCGTGGCGGTCGCGCCCTCGATCAGATCCCCGACGGCGTTCCGCATCAGGATCGCGCCGGCGAAAATCGCCTGGTTCAGGCCCAGAAGGCCGGTGCGCTCATCGCCCTCGGCACGAGGGGTGTTGCGGTCTTGGGTCAGCGGCGGCATCAGGCGTTCTCCTCAGCCAGGGTTTTCGCGTAGGCCTTTGGATCAAGGCCCAGGATCGTGGC